CCTGCCATAAAGAAAGCTTTAAATATACCTGGGTCATAAAGTCCTTCTTGTAATAAAAATTCTTTAAATTTCATTTACTTCCATCCTTTGGGCAACGTAAAGTTCGCCCTACTAAATTCTAATCTATCTACTAATTTTACTGCACCTGCTACTCTATCTACTGCAACAAATCCTTCTGGTGCTGTTACTCTATATCCTGTTCCTGTTTTAATATAGTGTCCAATTTGTTGTATCTGATTCATCTTTTGTATCAATGTAGTCTTCGCATTTGCTAACGTTACGTGACTTGCAATTGCAAAATACAAAGAAGATTTATTTTGATTGATAAATTTTAAACCAGTTGCTAATATATCTCTATATTTTTGTTTTGCTTTATCTGTTTTTCTTGCATCTATTTCCATCTTTAAAGTATTTTCATAGTAATCTCTAAACATATCTTGCAAAACTTTAACCTTTCCCATACCACCTTTGTTATTCCTGATATAATAATTGAAAAAGGCTTTTAATCTAAACCCTACAGACAAAGGATTACTAGCCTGACTTTGCATTTCATTTAATATCTTTTCACCCTTATACAATGAACCTTCTGCCATTCTTATTTGAGCGTCAAACTTACTTAATTCTGATTTAGTAAACATAATAGAACCAGAATCATCCCTATAAGCAGCACTCGCTACCCATACTCTTGAATTACCTGAACCTCTAACGTTACCAAAATTTGCGTTCAAATTCTTTATAGTCTTACCTGTGTACATTGTATGGAAAACTATACCCATTTTAGCACGAGCAATCTTCTTACCAATGCCACTGCTTGCTTGTACTGCATATGTAATTGTATTAGGTGTAAAGGAAATCATTTTCTCTCCATCTATTGATACTGATTTCGTATCATTAGTGAATAGTAAATCACCTTGTAAAATTTGTTTAATGTTTAAAGTAGATAGATGAGCAAGACATACTGATAGTTTTTGAGCAACAGCACCTGAATGGTTCTGTCTTATATCTGCTGTTGTATAGTTTATTTTTGGAGTGACGTTGAATACTGATTTAGTACCAACAAAGAATTTACCGTTTTCAGGATTGACACCACATATAATAGCAGGTGCTCCATCCCATTTAACAGTTGTATTGATTTTTGTACCAGAGTGACCTGCCAGCATATCTCTTACTGCCTTTAAGAAATTGATAGCGTTTACTCCGCCTTTAGAACCTCTATTGATGATATCATCTTCTAGGTGTTCTAGGTGTGTATTTTTATCTTTTGTGAAAAAGCCTTTAAAACTAAACATTGTTCCTCATATTGTCCATTAATATACTATAACTATCACCTACCCATTAACAAATCATATTACTATTTATATAATTATTTAGCTATAACAAATTTACCAGATTGAGGTGACCTACTAGAGGTATATTCTAAAAATTTTTGAAGAAGTTTAGTATTTAATCTCTCTTTTTTACCACCTTCATTACCCTTAAACCACTTGTATATAACTGGCATAATTTCATTCAATAGAAGTTCACCACTTAAATTAATTCTATCTTCTTTGTATTGTTCATATTGTTTTTTGCCATCTATACCTTTTACTGGACCAGTTTTTGCTTTTGGTCTTGCTTTAAAGGCAGCTGATTTCATTCCTGGCGTAATCGTATATTCTTTATTTAATTTACCCATTGCTGTTTCATAAGCTGTAATACCTTTATTATATGCATTTAACCAATTGTTAGCTAATTGTTTATCAACTCTTGCTAAAATATTAGTTATAATAGGTATACTATTAGTTGACCCTCCACGAGCACCAGCTCCAGATACTTCTATTTCTGCTTTAATTGCTCTACTAGCACCTAATGAGTCAGTATGTGGGTCGTGCCTCATTTTAATTTTATGAGTTTTACTTTGATTAAAATATATTTTAATATCTCTTGTTACAGGTTTTTCTGCTGTATATTTTGTGCTCCAATCACTCACTCCATAATATTTAATATCTGCTAGTTCTTTTTCCTCTTTTTTTCTATCAAAATTATATTTGTGTAAAGTTGCTGTCTTACCTGCTTTCTTTAAAGATAAAGGTAATATATCACCACTCATAACTAAACCGTTCATAAGTTTATTTAAATCAATGAAGTTAAAACTATCACTTACTTTTCCTGATCCATTTGCTGTTCTTATATTTAATGTATCTAATTCTTCCTTAACTGATTCTCTTCCTTTATCTGATACATAAAATATATCTGCAGGATTCCATTTATTAATATCACCGAATTGTTTATCATTATCATTAGCAATTTTAAATAAAGCTCCTATATTTTCCATAGTATTAGCAGAATGGTTTTTATCTGGTTTTGCACCTCTAACATAAACAAAATCTTGCCATTTTGCTTTTTCTACTCTTCTAAATTGGGTGGCTTTTTCTGATAAAGATGTAATTAGTTCAACAGCAATTATAACAGATGATTCATACCAAGATTGATTTGATGTTATAAACTTCTCTATCTGTTGTAAACTAATTCCAGAAGTTTTAGTTTTTTTAAAACAAGATTCTATGAGGTCCTTGTGTTTCCTCTTAAAAATACTATAACTTGGATCAGTTTTTAAGTTAAGGACTTTTGATATATTTGCTTTACCCACAAAATCTGCGATAGAACAAAACAATGCTTGAGCCGCTTCTGCTTCTTTAGGTGAATCTGCCATATATCTCTCCTTATATGACTATTTATATTAGAACTAAAGTGTTTTCAAATTTGATTTAAAACATAAGTGTTTGACAATGCCACCGTTCTCTTGCCAGACTTTGTTTTTATTTTGAAACTTTGCTAATTTATCTGCGTCTTCTTCAAAAAAGAATTCTGAAACTATCTGATTGGTTGGTTTCTCTATGACGTGCCAAAGTATTTTTCTACCTTGTTTAACTAACTTCTTCTCATAAGAAAGTTTATACTTGTAGATAGCAGGTCTTTTATCACCTCTATGAAATTTTACTTTTTGTTTTCTCATTTTTCTTTCTTTCATTTTTCTTTTTCTTTTTACCAAAGATATGATTCCAACCATCTATGTATTTTTTATTTACTGGTCTCCAAAAACCGTCCCATTGCTTTCCTTTAACGCCTGACCTCATAATATGTATTACAAATCTACGCCTTTATTACCAGCAATAAAATCACTTGTTAACTCACGTGCCATACTATCACGATATTGCTTTGGAGGAGTTTTCATATAGTATGATGAAGCACTATTGATAGGACCCCCTAATCCACGTTCTCTAGCGAGTGCCACACACCTAACAGCATCAATAACTACACCTGCGCTATTTGGTGAATCTTGTACCGACAATCTCATTTCAAGTTCTATTGGTGAACCACCAAATCCTTCACCTTCTATACGTATAAAAGCAACCTTGTTATCTTTTTGCCAAGGAACATAATCCGATGGACCAATATGTATATTTTTATCCTCTAAAGGAACATCCAATTGTGATTGTACAGAATTTGTTTTTGAAATCTTTTTAGATTTCAGTCTTGACTTTTCTAGCATATTTAAAAAGTCAGTATTTCCACCAGTGTTTAACTGATAAGTTCTTAATATCTTACAACCTCTATCGTTAAACAATCGGCTTATAACTCTATGAACAATGGTTGCACCAACTTGACTTTTTATATCGTCACCAATTATTGGTACTCCTGCTTGCCTAAATTTATTTGCCCATTTTTTATCCGAGGCAATAAAAACTGGCATACAGTTAACCATTGCGACTTTAGCCTTCAAACAAGCTTCGGCATAAAACTCAACCGCTTTTTGAGAACCTACAGGTAAATAACAAACTAAAGCTTCTGCTTTAGTTTTTTTCAATTCTTCAACAACATCTACTGGTTTTTCATCTGAAACTCTAAACGATTGAAAGCTAGGATAGTCTTTCATATGACCAGCTATTCCATCTAATACTGGACCCATTTTTACCCTAACTCCATTAGTTTCAGCAAATTCTTGAAAAACTTTTGTACAATTAGGTTTTCCAAAAATTGCTTCTTCAATTGGTAACCCTACTTTTCTTCTATCAATATCAAAAGCTGCCACAACTTTTATATCTTGTGGTCTCCATCCATTAATTTGCGTCTGCATAATACCATCAACCTCTTCATTATGATGACGTTTATAATATTCAATCCCTTGTACTAGTGAGCTGGCACAATTACCTACTCCTACAATTGCTAATTTAACTTTCTTCATTATTATTTCCTTTCATTATTATTCTTCCTTTCATAATATTTTTCCTTTCATAGTATTCTTCCTTTAATTCGTCCCATTATTATAACTCAACATAGTGCTATATTTACCTAAAGTATTTTTAAATCTGTTGTCTGTTTTCATATTATTCAAAAAATACTTTCTTGTTCCCTCACTTAATCTTTTTCTATGTTCTAAAGTATGTTTCTTACCTTTTCTATTATTAATCTTACTAAAAAACCCAAGCGGTTTTTCTTTTGCTAACCTTCTATTTCTATCTATAATAGATTGTTTACCGTTTTTCTTTAAATCTCTTTCATAATAACTACCACTATCTGCTATATTTTCTTTATGAGTTGCCCAATATAAATGTTTAGGGTTAGCACATTTAGCATTGTTGCAAGCGTGTGCTAATACTACCTTTACACCATCTTTATTTCTTAATGGTATATTTGTATCTAATACGTGTGCTAATAATCCTTTTAAATAAAAACTATAACCTGATTGTTTATATTGTGTTTCAAAAATTCTTTCAATACATTTATCTTTTAAATCTAAATGAGATTGTCTAACCGTTTTAGGCTGACTCATATATTCTTCTGTAATGTGTATCATACTTTAAAATCAGAAAACTTATCGTAAGCAGTTTTCTCTTCTTTCGTTTCCTTTTGATTAGAGTCAACTATGTTTTGTGCTTGTTGCCCTACATCATACAATCTCATTTTTGACCTATCAACACCTATAATAAATGACCGATTGACTGCTAGGTCATTATATCTATTCTTTAATTGTTTGATTTTCATTTGACCTAATGCTTCTAATTCATCATTAGAAATTAAAGCAAACATAAAGTCTGCTGTTGCAGGTAAACCAAAACTTTCTGCTGTATCTTCTAATCCTATATCTGTACTAACAAATCCAGTTCTAGTTGTTTGTGTAGCAGAAAACAAAGGTACATTAAATTCTACTGCAAGTCCTCTTAACTCTTCAGCAATTGCCTTAATATAAAAATAAGAACCTACATTACCACCTTTAAATCTACTTGACGCACATATATTTAAATAATCTATGAATAATACATCTGGTTTAAAACTTTTCTTTAATGCAAGTTCATTAAACAATGCCCTAAAGTGTCCACTATGAGCAGACGCTGTTGGGTATTCTTTAATAATTAATGTCCCACCAGTTTTCTTTCGTAATTTTTCCATTTTATTTTCATATAAATCTTTTGGCATTGTATGTAAATCATCTATAGTTACATCTAAAAGATTTGCGTCTATTCTTTCTGCAATTCTTTCCTCCGCCATTTCTAAAGTTATATATAAAACATTTAAACCTTGTACTAAATATGCACTCGCACAATGACACATAAACAAAGATTTACCAACACCTGTTCCTGCCAATGCAATGTTCAAAGTCTTACTAGGAACACCACCTTTGGTAATTCTATTCATATAATCTAAATCAAATTGATATTTTGTTTCTTTTGTATGATACCATTTAAATCTCTCTTCGTGGTCACCTATATAATCGTGCCCTATATGTTGGTCAAATGATACTGCTAATGCGTCTGCTAATATACCAGGTATGGATTCTGGCGTTCTCTTACTATCTTTCTTATCTAAAATTTTAATACCACTTAATATAGCATTATGTACTGCTCTATCTTTACAAAACTTTTCAGTTGTATCTAACAACCATTGTGGATCAGAATCTAATTTAGATATAGAATTAACAATTTCTTTTAATGTATTATGTTCATCTTCATTAACATCTTTTCTTTGAGATAATTCAATGATGATTGCTTCTTTTGTTGGAAGATTATTATATTTTTGAACAAACTTATATATTTCTGCAAATAAAACCTTTTCAGTTCTTAATGGAAAATAGTCTTCTTTTAAAAATGGTAATACTTTTCTAGCATAATCCTCTTCATAAAAAAGATTATTTAAAATTGTAGTTTCTATTCTTTCAAAATTAGTTAATGATTGCTGTACCATCTTTATTCTTCACTGTTGATAATTGAGAGTTTTCCATCCTTCAATTGTTCCTCCATAACCTCAACTAATATGTCTCCAATTTTATTTCTAAAATTTTCACTTTTTGTATCTACGTTGTTAGGATTTTTCATAACTTCATAATTAAAACGCAAAGGCATTCTACCACCTGCAGTTTCTTTACTTGCGAATTGTACTTTTCCATACTTGTATATAACTTCTTTATATTCACCTTCTACAATTTTAATACACGAAAAATCATCACCTTCTCTTTGAGCAAAGGTATAACTTTTACGCTTCGTCTGATCCGTATGTGAATTTTTTGTTTGCGAATTCATCTATTTTCTTTAATATTTCTTTTGTAAAATACTTATCTGGATTATCATTAATTTGTTTACCAAATACTTTAGAACCATCTGGCATTTCAAATCTAGTTGATACTTTCTTAAAGATACCTGCCTCTTCTCCTAGTTCTAATAGTCCATAATGCTTATCCAAACCGTGTTTATAAGTTAACTTAACATCCACTTTAGCATTTTCTTTAGTAATTCTTGATTTATATATTTTACAATGAATAATATTTCCAATAATCTCGGTACCCAATTTCTCTTTTCGTTTACCAAGATAGATGATTGTTGAAGCAGCGTATTTCAATCCTGAACCACCACCCATTTCTTTTTGTGGGAACATAGAACCAATCACATCATAAGTATGGTTGGTCATTAACAAAGGAACATTTGCTTGTCCTAGTTTAAGTGTTAAAACTCTAAATGTAGATTTGACAATTTGTGCCCTTGTCATATCTCTTGTTTCTTTACCTTCTGCTGTGTCTTCCATTTCTTTTGTAGTAGATAACATTCCTAAACTATCTAACACAAACATTAAAGGTTGTCTGTCTTTTTCTTCTTGTTCTAAATATTTGTCAAGTATTTTTATTGATTGACTTCTAAATTCTTGTACAGTTGATACTGGTGCTACTACTACTCTTGTACTATCAACACCTCTATTTTCAATCATTTCCTTTGATACAGCATTTTCTGATTCAAAGAATATAACTCCTGAATTTTTATCTTTATCTAAAAAGTGTTTGATTATTCCTAATGCGAAAAATGTTTTACCTGTTGCGGCTTCTCCTGCGATTGCAGTAATACGATTGCCTGGTAACCCACCATAAATTGAACCTGAAAGAAGAGCATTAAAAGAATAGGAACCTGTATCTATATATGAAGTAACATCACCTGCTGTGATACCTTCACTTGCTAAACTAGCATATTCATTTCCAGTTTCTTTAATAATTTCTTTTAAAAAGTCTTTCATACTCACTCATTTCCTGTTCTGTATATGATAATACATAAAATTTTATACTATTAATATAACATAATTCCTTTACCAAGTCAAGTTCCTTTGGTAAAAAATTCTGACTAATATACTCATTTGATTGTCTATATATCGTTATTTTCACAATTCTCTATCATTAATACCCAAGCCCTACAATAATTAACATTATAATTAAAACAACTACTACACCTATAAAAAAATTTAATAACATACTCATATTTATTCCATACAGTCTTCTAACGTTCCTAATCTACTAGTCTTAAACAAATCAATTTTCTCTCCAAAGCACCAAATATTTTCAATATAAGTCATTGCCATAAAAATATTTAACTCTTCTTTAGTTTTAAATTTTTTAGTACCTTGAGGACGTTGCATAATTCTCATACCAATTTGACCTAAAAATTTATCTTTAAAAGAATCAACTAGTTCATCACTTGACCTATATCTTTTATTCTTAATTTTTGGATCCATAATATTAACAAACATATATTTTGATTTACTTAAAGTCTTTTCTGCAACTGGAAGAAAAAAACTATCTCTCCATTTTTCATACTCATTAAATTTACTCCAGGATTGGTCTTCTTCATACTCTCCACCTTTGTTATATTGTTCAGTAGAAAAATATGGTGGACTTGTAAATGCACAATCTATATCTGGTAATTCATTATAAGGTAAATCTTCTGCACCACATCTCCATATCTTAACAGTTTTATTTGGAAAGAATTTACTATACGCTTCTATCTGTTTCTGATATATCTTATATGTATTTGGATTAGGATCACAACCATAATAATGTGTTGCCTTACTAGCAAAAAAACCAGCAAGTCTATCTCCCCAACCACAACTCGTATCTAATACTGTTTCTGCATTGGTCATATCATATATTGTTTTTGCAACAACTGGTTTAAATTGTGTTGCAATATATGTACCCAACCTAAAGGCACTCATATAAGAATCTTTATCTAAAACTTTCTTTATATTAATACCTCTCCATATAGGTCCTAAACATTTCCATATATCTCTTGCGTTACCATTTTGCCAAACTTCTATCGGTGCTCTAAAACCATAACTTGAACAATTTAATCTTAACTCTTGATGAAAATAATTTGAAGATGTATTAAATATATTTGGACCATTTATAATACCTAAACCATATTCTTTAAAATTATATTTGTAATCTTCATACTTTTCAAATACATCTTTTTTTATTTGTTCTTTAGGTGTACATATAGATGAAGTATTAAACCTTGATAATAAAGTTATATTAGTACGCATATCAGCATACGATATTTGTCTTAAAGGAAACTTTGGTCTGAAAGTAGCAATGTATTCTGCTAGTACTTCTCTAAATCTTTCTTTACCTAATTTTTCAGTCCATATTAAAAACTGACTTGGATTCATAATAGGTAGACCATCTTCGTTAGCAAACTTTTTTAAATCTGTTGTATATAAATCCATTACTTCTCTTTGTTCCACATTAATAATAAACATACAGGTATTGCATAAATTAACAATACAAATAAAATTGATAATAAAATCGTCATACTTCATTCCCCCAAACATCCCAACCATCGGTTTTCTGTCTAGCAAATAATTCTATTCTAGGTAAATCACCACATAGATTAACTATATCATTTCTAATTCTATCTGGTTTTCTACTATGCTCTCTACGTTCACTCACTACTAATCTATCTACGTTACCACTTATTCTTTTTGGGTGTCCTCTAGTTGCTAAAATACATATCTCTGGATTTGCTCTAGTCCATAACCCAGGTCCTTTAAAATAATAATTTTTAATTCTCTTCTTGTTCATCTTCACCCAGTGAAAGGCAACCGTCTTATACGTAAATCCCCATTTCTCTACTATAGGAATCTGCTTATGTAATAATGGATCTGTACACCACATAAACAATGCACAATCTTTTTCTGCAATATCTCCAATTGGTAGTTCTTCAATCTCTTTCATTGTCATTGTTTTATAATGATGAATAGGATTTGTTTGTGCCTTAGCATTATTCCAGTTCTGGAAATGCCAAGGTGGGTCTGCATAAATTATATTATATGTCTTATCAATATCTTCCATCATAAAATATAATTCTCCTTAAACCATTCTACATATTTTTTAATACCTTCTTCAATATCAATTTTTGGTTCCCATCCTGTTAATGTTTTTAATCTACTACTATCTAACGTATCTCTACTAGGATAAAAAGAATCCGATTCTTTAATATTTAACTTACAATTATTACCCATATAATCTTTAACAAGGTCTGCCGCTTCTATTATAGTTCTACCTCGTCCTCTTGAACAATTAAAAACCATATTAGTAGCACCTTTACCTAATGCACCTTGTACAAATGCTTCTGCTACTTCCGTAACATATGTAAAATCTAATTTACTTTTAGCACCTGTAATAGTTATTTCACCCTTTTCAAACATACTCTTTGCCATTTGACTAATTACTCTTATAATCATATCTCTTGTTCCATAGATTGCACTAGGTCTTAAAATACAATATTCTAATCCATAATCTTTATTAAAAGTTTTAATCATTTGCTCACCTGCTAGTTTATAAGAACCATAAAGTGTTTTAGGATCTGTTGGATGAAATTCATCTGGTGCGTCTGACATAAAATTACCATACACCATACTAGAAGACGCAAATACAATTCTTTTTACTTTATACTTAACGCACAACTGTAAAATCTTTAATGTACCATCAATTGCTGTTGTTGTTTCCTGTTCAACATTACGTAATAGCATACGAGCATTCGGACAACTTGCTAAATGTATAACTATATCTGGTTTAAAAAATTTAAATGTACCTTCAGAATCAAAAATAGAAGCACAAAGAGAAGCAGAATTAGCGTGTTCTATTCTTTGTTTAATTATTCTCTTATACTCTTTCTTATCATAACACTTATAATCAGTATAATTATCTATTATACCTACTGTATAACCTTTTGCATTTAGATTGTTTGCTATATGACAACCTATAAATCCGTGACCACCTGTTATTAAGACTTTATACTTTTCCATTTTATATTTTCTTCTTCAATTAATAATTCTAAACTCAACCAACATTTATTATCCCAATTTCTATGTGTATGGTGTGTCATTATAATATTATTTTCTGGTACTTTAATTTCTTCCATAACTTTATCTTTAACTTTCATCAAATCAATTACATTTGTACTATCAGAAACTTTTTTAAATCCCATATCATATAATAACTTATAATCACCATCAAATTTATTCCACGGTGGAACAAAACAAGGATAAAATTGATTCTTAAATAATGATTCTAACATACCTTTACCTGTTAATATATCTAAACTATCAAACTTTTCAAATTTTGGTTTACCTTTATCTGCATTATTAATATGTTTCCAACCGTGCTGTACTACAGTTACATTAAGATATTTTTTAATTAATGATACAAGATTAAATTTTATATTACCAGGAACAACTGCTAACATTACTTGTATCCTTTTTGTAAGTTCTAAAAATCTCCGAGTACCTTGTGTCAACTCAAAACAATCATCATCCCTTAATATTAATTCTCGCATATTTTCCACAATAATTGTTTTGTCTTTTTTACACCATTCATATTTGGTTTAATTTTCATATTATTTACAAATCTTGCTCTTGTAGTTTGTTCTTGTTCGTCATTTTTATCTACATATGGAACAAATTTTGCAGGTGTATCAGTCATCCATAAATCCATAACTGTATTATATCCTGCTTGACTAATAGATAATTTATGCTTAGCAAGTAAATCTCTAAAATTTTTAACATTATAAACTATCTTCACTTTATCCCATTTATGGAAGATGTATAAAGGTTTTAATATCGGCATTATAACTTTCATCTTCTTCTTATCACTTACCCATTTTAATAATTTTTTTTGATGTTCTTTTGGGTGGTTAGGACCAACAGAAAACGTCCAATCTGTTCCATCATATAATTCCATTGCCTTATCAAAGCAATCCATTGCAACTCTACCACCACCTGCAGATACAACTGTACCATTTCTTTCCTGTGGTTTTGGTTTATATGTGTCAGTTACATAACCTGTATAATAAACAGGTGGATCAATTAAATTTAAATGTTCAAAACTTTCATCTAACTTAATAAAATTTTTATCTCCGTGTACAAGTATAGCGTCAAAATATTCATTTGCCCAATTAGTAGTTAATGCTGAATAATAATCTGTACCTCTTTTCTTACTAATATTTTTCCAAGGATAACAAATATCTCTAACAGATGATACAATTTTTACATCTTTCCAATTATTCTTTACAGACTTTAATAAAAATTCCATACCAGAATCAAACCATTCATATCTCATAAAAGGAAATCCATCCAATAATATAATATCTGGTTTATAATCATTTATTATTTTCAATTGTTTAGCAAATATTGTTTTTCTTTCATCATCCGTAAATGCACCAGTTATATACTCAAACTTACAATCTTTAAGACCTTTTCTTATATTATTACATCTAACATAATGCCCACTACCTACTTCACTTTGACAAAAAATATATACTTTAATGTGTGCCATATACCATCCTCTCTATCGGTCGCTTTGCTTTTTTCATTATATCATTTGGTATTTTCACCTCATATGTGTTCATCATTAATGATTGTAATATTCCTGGTAAAGTAATTCTTTTCATATGTGGACACAAATTACAAGGTCTAACAAATTCTACATTTGGATTTTCTATTGAAACATTATCACTCATTGAACACTCCGTAACCATTAATACTTTACGTGGTTGTTTTTCTTTAACATAATTGCTCATTTTAGATGTTGAACCTGTAAA